CCTGGGTGGTCGTGCACGATCGAGCCTTTGCCCGCTGGTGTGCAGCGAACAGCAAGGATGGCAACACCGCAGCGCGCCGGTTCTATGGCCGCAAGAACCATGACACCGGATGGTGTTTCTGGAAGCCCGGGAGCTTCAACGGGCAAAGTATCGGCATTCATGAAGCCGGCGCCCGGGCATTCCGTGACAGCCTGGCGTTTGATCTGCAATGCCGGGTCGAAATGAGCTCTCGACTGGACTGATCGTGAGCTATGACCACGCCCAGGCAGGGCGTGGTCATGTCGCGCGATCATGCGCAACTTGGAGAGAACCCATGGCGATGGAGAAAAACTACTGGTTCCGGTTCACAGCCTACAACGAACAGGCGCAATATGGCTATGGCACCACCAGGTGCGCCGACAAGTATTGCGACAACATCAACGAGGGCCGGGAGATCAATCATTGGCACTATACCGCGCTCGATGCCGATGAAACGATCGACCTGGACGGTCGCGACGACACGTTCGATCTGTTTGAAGCGGTCTATGGCTGATCATGAGTTATGACCACCCCAGGGCATGGGGTGGTCATGTCGCGCGATCATGCGCAACCTGGAGGGTAACATGAGTGGAGCACATCAATTCATCTATTCTGTTGGCGAACTGGTCGTCGGAATAGGCGTCATCAGCTTGCTGTTTCTTATCGGCCGGGAAATCGAACGGTGGATCAGGAATATTTGACAGAAAACCCATGGCGCGGACCTGGAGAGGTGATATGACAGCGTTGGATAAGATCGCGCAAGCATTGCGCCAGGCCGGCGCCGCGGGTATCAGTGTGGAAGGCATAGAGCGCTTGCTCTATGCCGATCGGGATGATCCCGAGGGTGGCCCCGATGCTCGCAATTGCATCCGGGTCATGATGCATAACCTGCGCAAGCGGGGCGTTCCTGTGGAGCGTGTCACGGTCTATCGGGTTAAGCCGCGGCGCTAGTTGGAGCTAGAGAACCCATGGCCATTGACACGAAGTTCACCGGAAAAACGCACACGCACGACCCGGTTTCGCTCGCGCTGAAGACCAAGAAGCAAGCTCTGCGGCTGACCGCAATGCTTGACATGCTCGAGGAACATGTGGACCGGGCGAACCATATCGGCATGATCATGGTCGCGCTGACGGAACGCGGCGCCCGCATCGTGCTGTGCCGCGGCTGCCTCGAGGTTGCGCGCCAGGAGATGCTCGACGCCGCTGGCATCATGGAAGATCTCATCAAGCATCCCGCAGACGGGGAGTGACCAGAGAACCCATTGACATGGAACGTCAGGGCGTGGTTGAAAGCATTTACAGATAAACAGGAGAACACAATGGCAAAAGGCGTAGCAGTACCCGCTCCGGAAGGCGGATACCAGGTAAGTTTTGGCAGCGGCCCACCCGAGATCGTGCGCCGAGCCGGCGCAGCGACCAGCCCGGTGGCCGACACCATGAAGAGCATGCCGGCGCCCGCGAATGGCCAGATCGCGGAGTTCTTTGTGGCGGTGTCGATCCCCGACAGCATCACCGACCCGACTGAACGCGAGAAGGCATTGAAGGAAGAGGCGCGCAAGACCAGCAACCGCCTGAGCGGGATCGCGCGCCGGGTGGCCGGGGCCGACCCGAGTGCGAACTTTGCGCTGCGCACCAGGAACGCGGGGCAGGAGGGTGGCGGGATCGTGGTCTATCGCATCGCGCCGGCGGACAAGTCCGAGGCCAAGACCAAGGCCAAGGCGAAGTAAGGCCAGGTTGACGCTGATCCGGTAGTGCGTTCAAGCGTCGATCGGCCTGGCAATGGCCGCGTTTCCCTCACAGGATGCGGCCATTGCCTTTTGGAGGGCAACGCATGGCAGTACTATACACCTTTGGCGACATCACGGACGCACCCACGGTGCTGTCCGCACTCGCACAGCACTCGCAGGCCAACAGGCATCTGAGCCCCGTGGTCGCGATGACGATCGCGCGCACGATCGTCCAGGACCACGTTGAGACATTCTATCGCGACATGGTCGAGAGCCCATTGCGCGAAGCCTATGGTCTCTATCTGCTGACCAATGGCGAGCATGCCGAGGCGCCCGATCGCGCCGCGCGCGACGACTGGGAAGCCGGCATCGATGACGTGGTCGAGCAGATCTTCCTGCCCTATGAGCGATGCGTCAGCGCGAGCTGGTTTGGCAGCAACGTCATTGATACGCATCTCCATGAGCGACCGGCCGGCGCCGATGCCATCTACCGCCTGGCCGACAGCTTCGCGCGCGAAGCCTGGCAAAATTTGATCCACGTTATGCGCGACAATGACGAAGGCGAGAAGGAGGTGGTGGAATTATCCGCTGCCAAGATCCTGTCTGCGATCGGCATCCTGCGCAGCGACATCGAGGCCCTGCTGGCCGAGCAACCCGACATTCAACCTCAGAAGGAACAAGTCATGAAACCGATGCCTGACGTCACTACCACCCTGCGCGAGTTCATCGAGCTTACCGGCATGGAGCAGGCTGCGGTGGTCGCGCTGCTGGAAAATGCTCTCGACAGTGACGAAGGGCTGTCGCTCTCCGGGATCTCGCAACTGGGTGGCGACAGGGAGGATGCGGCCGCGCTGAAGAAGTTCGTGCGCGAGCAATTCGAGGCCGATGCCTCCGACCTCTATAACATTATCGTCAATGGTGCCACGATCTATGCCGCGCCCAGCGAGGATGACGAGCTCGCCGCCCTGATGGGCGAGACCACGCCCGCGCCGCCCCCTGCGCCGCCGGCGGTTTCCAAGGTGACCAATGGCGCCGGCCCGGACAAGATCCAGCGCAAACGCACGCCGAAGGGCGAGCAGGTTGGTGCGATCCCGGTCAAGGCCTGGGAATTGATCCGCACCTACGTCAAGAGCCGCGACGAGGATCTCGGCAGCATGCTGGGTGTGAGCCGGCAGACCTTCATCAATTACTCGAAAGGTAAGCCGCAACTGATGCCATCGCAGGAACAGCGCAAAGCTCTGCTTGACCTGCTTTACAAGCATCGCACCGGGATCGATGATGCGATGAAGCTGATCAGCGAGACCAAGTCCACGCCATGATCCTGCGCGGAGATCCCTTGGTATGGCCCACCCCTTCCGCTGGAAGTGGCAACGCTGGCAACAGCAAAAGCGCAGACGCTCGACTTATTTCCGCCGCGCAAGACAAGGTCTGCCGAGTCCAGCGGGATTTAGCGGACCTGCTTTATCGACTGACGAAGCGGGACCAGGCACAACGGAAAGCGGACAAAGTCTTAACTTCCTGCAGCGTATCCTCGACGCGCTCGACATGACGGCCGAGCAGGCTGCGAGCCGGTTCGCGTTTGCGCTGGGCGACCTGCAGCAGATGCGACACGGCACGCGCGGGCAGATCGCCGCGGTCGATCAGGACGAGATCTGGGTGGTGTTCGCGGACTATATCGATGCGCGCATGGGGCAGATGGTTTCGGTGCGCGAGGAGCTGCAGCGCAAGATGAGCACCGAGCGCAAGAAGCGCCTGGTCAACAGGATGAGGATCGCCAGACGATGAACCCGGATGCTAATGCCAACGAAGCTGCCACCCTGCTCACCAAGATCCTGACCGACAAGGGTCTGTTGATCGAAGCCGGCTTCGCGGCCTTCCGGCATTTTGTCATCGCACCAGGCGCTTCGCACGCCCAGGTTCTCGAGATGCGCGCGGCCTACATGTCAGGCGCCGAGCACCTGTTTTCGAGCATCATGACCATCATGGACCCCGGCACCGAGCCCACCGAGAACGACATGCGGCGCATGGACATGATCCACAAAGAGATCGAAACCTGGCGCGACCACATCAAGCAAATGGCAGAACTATGATCTATGACACCGGTACCGTTGCGATCGTGTCCCCGTCGCGATCGGCGGGGCGTGATGCCATCCTGCAATATGGCGTCTGCGATATCTTCTATCCGACCGACGACCAGATCACGGTCATTCCCTCGATCCTGCTGGTCACGACCGAGGCCGAGGCCGCGGCTTTGCCCGCCGGCACGCCCTGGGCGGTAGTTGACGGCGCCTCGCCATTGCTGATTGCCCTGATGAAAGCGCGCGTGGGACCGCCCTCGCGCATGCCTGACGTCATCCGCGCCCTGAACGACGAGTATGCGATCGATCCCCGCAAGCTGATGCTTCCACCCGTCACCTGAAAGGACTGCCGCGATGACCACGAACGTCAAGGATGCGCCCTATGGAGCCAAGGGGGATGGCACCACCGACGACACCCGAGCGATCCAGAAGGCTTTTGACGCCCCTGACAGGGAGATTTATTTCCCCCGTGGTCGCTACCTCCTGACCGGCCCGGTCAACTTCGAAACCCCGAACCTGAACTTCCGCTATTTCGGGGAGCCGGGTGCCCACATCCTTGGGAACTTCGCGGACGCCTTGTTTAAACGCAGTGTGAACTCGCCTATCGGCGGCACCCATGTGATTGACAATCTCACATTCGAGAACGGCCACCCCTCCGGGAAAGGATTGATGATCCATTCCTGCGTGACGGCGAAAGTCACCAATTGCGGCTTTCAAGGCAAATGCGCCGTAGGCATCGAAACATTCAACAGCCAATGCATCACGCTTGATACCTGCTTTGCAATCGGCATTGCTGGCGTGGGCATTATGGCGGGCAATGCGACCAGCCTGATGAACTGCGACGTGACCGGGTGTTTCGAAGGCGTGCGTCATCAGAACCTTGGACTTGTGGTGCTTGGCGGACGCTATGAAGTGAATGGCAAGGCAATCCATCTAGGTCAGAACGAACGCGGCGAAACCTTTCAATCGACCGGCGTGAAAATCAGCGGGCTTTCAATGGAAAGCAACGACTATGGCATCTATGTGCGTGCCGGTGCATCCATCACCATCGACGCGAACGCCATCACCAACAATGTCGAAGGCAAGCACGCGGGCCTCTATGTTCATGACGGCGAGGAAATCATGTTCATGGGTAATGGCGTCAGCAGCGGCACGCATGGCTTCACCGACGCCGCAATCTACCTGAACAATCCGAAGCAATCCGCGTTCATTGCGAACAGGATCAATGTTGGCAAGGGCGTGGACTGGCGTATGCCGGAAGACATGGCCGGTCGCAACCTGAAGTTTGAAGCGAACCTACCACCCGCCCCCGTCAACTGAGGAACTTGGAGATAACAATGAATATATTTGCACTTCATGAGCGTATGACCGCATCGTTATTTCCGCCCTATTCCAACAGTGACGAGCGGTTTCTAGCGCTGGCATTATGTGGAGAAGTTGGAGAACTCGCCAACATGATAAAAAAGCGTTGGCGTGACAATGCTGACTTAACCGAAGAAATACGTGACGAGATAGCCGATATCCGCGTTTATCTTGAGTTGATAGCTAAATGCTTTGATATCGAAGGAGACAAGTTGGATCGGCAGGTTGAACAAAAACTGCTAAAAGTAATGGCTAAACACAACATAACCTTGGAGAACACCTAATGGCACTACCCACAATCGAGCAGAAGGCAACTGATGGTTTCGCAGCAATCCAGCAGATCGTAAAAGAACGGGACGCATTGAAGCAGCAATGCGACACGCAAGAGAACGTCATTGCGCGGCTGCAAGCGATCAACGAAACCATGGAGCGGCAGCATACGTTGCTGGTTGCGGAACGCGACCACTACATGAAACAGACGATGCTGCTCATGAACCAGATCAACAACGTTGCCAGCATCATCAATCAGGCAAGGGACGAAAGCCGGAATATCATCCGCGACATTGTCGGCCCCCGTGGCCAGAGCTCCGAAGATCTGACGCGCGAGCTCGAGACCGAGATGCCGAAGTTCATCGAGAGTCTGAGATCATCGAACGGCGCGTCCCGCCATGACGAATACTGACGACGACAAGCCGACACTGCTGCGCCTGAAAACGCTGCGTGAAGCGGAGCTAATCGTCAACGTCACTGATGTGCTTCCCGGTGGGCTGCATGATTGGCCACCTTATATCCAGGATCGTATCCACAAGGCGGTCGAACACCTGGAAGAGCGAACAGGTGTTCGATGGTCTGTTGTGGCCAGCCGTAGTGATAGTGATCCTGATAGCGGGCCTTATCTCCACGTTGTGGCTGTGACCGATAAATGAGCGTGGTCATTGGCGTCGACGGCGGCATCCATGGTGCGCTCGCCCGCTATGACGGGACTACCATGACGATCGAGGACATGCCCGGATGGATGATGATGGTCGGGAGGAAGCAACGCCGGCGCATCGACGCGGTCGGGCTCCTCGAGTATTTCGAGATGCAGAAACTGCTGGGCGCCGAGCTGGTGGTGATCGAACAGGTCGGAGCCAGGCCGTCCCAGAGTGGCATGTTCACCTTTGGGTATTCCGTGGGCTTGGTCTATATGGCCTGTGTCGCTACGAGGTTGCCCGTCGAGACTGTACCCCCGCAAGTCTGGAAACGGATGCTCAACATTCATGGAAAAGAAAAAGCAAAAAACAACGCCATCATCCACCGCGCTGACGAGCTCATGCCCGAGCATACCGGGCTCTGGCGTGGTCCGAAAGGTGGACACCTACTAGATAGAGCAGAGGCTGCGATGCTGGCCTACTACGCATTGAAACATGCACTTCATAGCACAAAACAAATGAATGTCCGTGACTCAGAATGGCGATTGGCGTATAGGTAATGGGGCTACATCCGATTGACATAGCGCTGCAATTGTTGGCAGTCCTGGCGATCGTGATCGTAGGGATGATGGTCCTAGGATTAATATCAGGCCGCATTATTTAGAAATGAGATGCATATGCCAACCCATCAGACATTCCAGTACCAGGAAGATGGCGCCAGGTGGTTATCACAACGCGAAAGAGCCGGTCTGCATGACGAAATGGGCGTAGGCAAAACCGCCACCGCATGGCGCGCGGCCGACATGCTCGACGCGCGCCGCGGCCTCGTGATTTGCCCCGCGCATTTGCGCGAGAACTGGATCAAGGAACACGCCAAGTTTGCGCACAAGGCGCGCCGGCTCTGCAAGGGCGAAGACCATTATGACTTCGAAGCTTGGTACCGCGGCCGGTTCGACGTTCTCATTACTAGCTATGAGCAAGCGACCAAATGGGCGCCGAAGATCCACGACAGCGGCGAGATCCTCGACTTCGTGATCTTTGACGAAGCCCACTACATGAAAAACACCGAAGCCAGGCGGACCAAGGCGCTGCTCGGCCCGCGGTGGGACGGCCAGGACAGCGCCATTACCTGGGCGCTAAGGGTTTGGCACCTGACCGGCACGCCGATGGCGAATGATCCCAGTGACATCTATACGTTCCTGCGCATGTGCGAGGCGACGAACCTGGGCAAGTACCAGTTCATCAGCCGCTATTTCCATGCCCAGCAGACACGTTATGGATCTCGCCACACGCCAATCCGAATGATGATCCCCGAGTTGCAGGGCCTGATCCGGGACAATGCCATCCGGCGCACCCAGGAGGAGGTCGGGCTGCAGCTGCCGCCGATCCACCTGACGTCTTCGTTCGTGGACGGCGACACCGACGAGGTGCTCAAGCTGCTCAAGGCGCATCCCGGCCTCGAGGACGCGATCAGGATCGCGGTGGAGCAAGGGGGGCTGTCGAACCTGGCTGCGAAGTATATGGCCACGCTGCGGCGCCTGGTCGGCGAAGCCAAGCAGGTGCCTTATGGCTACATGCTCCTGGACGAGCTCACCACCGGCGGTGATACCGGCAAGCGCGTGGTTTACGGCGTTCACCGGGCGGCGCTGGGCAATCTCAAGCAGTTCCTGCTCGACCGCGGGATCGGCGCCGTGCTGGTCAATGGCGACACCCCGCAAAAGGAAAGGGATATTGCTGTCACCCGGTTTCAGGAAAACCCCGAATGCAGGGTGTTCATTGGCAATATGAAGGCTGCCGGCACGGGCCTGACGCTGACCGCATCCTGCAGGATCGACATTTTCGAGAGCGAGTGGTCGCCAGCGGCGAATGTACAAGCCATCAAGCGGGTGCATCGTATCGGTCAGAAGGATCACGTTCATGCCAGGTTCATCACCTTGGCAAACAGCATTGACGAGATGGTCAACGAGGTTGTCGCGCGCAAGACCATAGCCATAGCCAAAATCGATGGGGTGACAATGAACGCAGCACCCCTTGATCTCGCGATAGATATGCGTTAACAAACATCTCTTGACATGGAGGACTACGATGAAAGTCACTGTTACACTTGAGTTTCCATCCGAAGA